CAAGGAGATGAGTGCAGAGGCATTCGTTGGAAATATTGGAGTTGGCATGCTGCTTGGAGGTGCCGGAGGCATGCTCCTCGGAGGAGGGTCTGAGATCGTCCAGCGTTCTGCGAGAAACCGGATGCTTCGGAACTTAACTAATGAAAGACAGGCACGGGATTTCAAGAGACTCACTCTGAAAAACGCACAGGCCGCAGGAGTGAGGGTCTCCGTGAATGATCATCGTCCACTTCCGAGGATTTTGAGTAGCGAGGACGTGACACGTTTTGCACCAAGAGATAAGAAAGGCAAGATCACACATGGAGGATTTGGACGTGCGATCAAGGAAAAGCTCGACGCAGGTGCATCCTCAACATGGGATTCTGTCAAAGGAGGTGCGGCATGGTTCACAGGTGCAGATAAAAAACTGATGGATGAGTTCTTCTCTGCGAACCCGGAAGCAGAAAAGCTGAGGAAGTGGGCATTTGCGTCTGGATCCGAGAGGATGCAGTTGGCAGGACAGTTCCGCACAGAGGTTGAGAAAATGTACCGGCAGACCGACAGGATGGTGCGGCAACTCACAGGACCAGAGAAGTATGCACAGATCAGGAAGATGCTGGACGGTGAGGATGTCCAACCAGTGAAGCGTGCAGTTGAGGATATGATTTACAGATTCATCTCTGTCCTTGATGACATGAAATCACAGGGCGACATCTACATGTACAAACCTGCGATTGCACGGATCGAGGGTGCCTTGTTTGGTGGCAAAGGATTTGGAGAGGGACTCATTGGACGAGTGGAAAAGGCACAATCTCCATTCCAGATTTTCAAGGTGTTGGACAGAACAAAGAAGCAGATGATTGATCCACATCTCAAGTTTGGAAGAAATCTGCAACCAACCGAGGCAGAAACAATCAATAACTTGGCACGGAATATCCGTGATCCAATCCGTCGCATCCTGGAAAATGATCAGGTTTTTGGTCAGGCAGGAACATTGCAGAAGCGCATCAACCGTGCTGCATCTGATTATCTGGATTTCTTGGAGATGTTCCGGAAGAACTTCACCCTCAAACGCTACGTCAAGGGTCGTCCTGTTTATGATGTTGATGACAACAAGATTGTCTCCTTCCTGAATATGCGTGGACGCTTCCATGCAACCTCATCTCCTCGGAAACTCTCTGGTCCTGGAGGCATGAACGAGTTGTTTGAACAGCAGCAGAAAATAAGTGCAATCGCAGAAGGATTGGATCCACAGACTGAGCAGTTCCGGAGGGTTATCTCTGGCGACGTGGGAGGAGAGATGCAACAGATGGACGACATCATTGATTTCTTCACCGGACACGGCGCACTTCGTCAGAAATCCTGGGATGAACTGGTGCTTGGAAAAGACCGATTGATCATGCGTGAGGGTATGTCCGATCTCCAGAAATCCATTGATAAGATGTCAGGAAATCTTGCAGAGATGCAGGAGAATTGGGCCGCCTCGTTCAAACTGAAGGACATGGCAGGTGGAAGCTACACACAGAAAGCAGTCAATGCAATCCAGAAACTTGATCAAGTCCGTGTGAAAACACTGGATAAGATGCGACGCTCAATCATCCGCATGATGCGTCCGGCAGGTGCAGCAGGAAAAGCGGCAGCACGAGGTGCAAAGATCGAAGGATCTGCAATGGAGGAGGGAGTCAAATTCACAGAAGAAATCAAGGGTAGAAAACAAAAATCAAAGGAGAAGGAACAGGAGACCTTCAAGCAGGAAACTGATGAAATCTCACAACTCGTGGGAGATCCGGAACTCCTTGTGGTGCGGCTGGGAGATAGCCTTGAGGACATCAGTCTGGTTGCACCTGAGACTGCAATGGCAATCACCCAGACAAGCCAGCGTGCGATGCAGTATGCCTTTGACAACATCCCAACCTCGGCAGTTGGAGAAACGATTGTCGCTGATGATTACAAGCCGAGCGCACAGGAGCTCTATCGCTGGAGAACAGTGATGCGTGCAATCCAGAATCCGCTTGTACTGACTGATCAGATTGCGTCCGGGTTTGTAATACCAAAAACAGTTGAGGCATTCGAGCAGGTGTATCCTGAGATGATGAATGAACTCAGGAAGATAACGCTTGAGGAAACCACGAGGCACCAGAAAATCTCCGTGAAACAGCAGATGCTGGTCTCACAGATCATGGGAGTCCAGGGTGCCTATCGTCGCCTCACTCCTGGCCTCCAACAGACCTTCCGGCAACCGTCTGGCGAAGGACTCCAGCGCAGGACCAACAAGGTGCAGAACCTCGACAGGTTGATCAAAACACCCATGCAGGGAGTCGCATGAAAAACCTTATGGTGGTCCTCACTCTGTGGTGGTGTGCGACCGCGCATGGAAACACCATCCTGGATGAGTACCGGGATCCCACCTACTCTAGGGTGCCGGTCATCGAACCTCAGACCGGTGAAACTGCCGATGAAATCGCAGAGATCCTCCTCTCCCAGGGAGTCGCAGGAATTGGACTGATTGTCCTTGGATGGTGGATCAAAACAACAACTCAGGAGGCACGGGCAGACCGGATACGGATCGAGGAGCGTGTCTTCGACCTCGTGGAAAAGACAAACTCACACCTCGCAGAACAGCGTGCCGAACTCGAAAACATCTCAAGAGAACTTGAACGATTACGAGGATAAAGAGACCCGACGAATTGAAACAAATGGAATGAAATGAGTGCAAAGATAGTATCCCAGGTATTCCAGAAACTGACCACAAGGAAATTTGTCGCAGAATTCATCCTCACTATCCTCGAACACCTCGCGCAGCAGACCGAATCGAAGGTCGATGACAAGCTTGTCCGGGTGTGTCGAAAGGCTCTCCTCGACGAGGATAAGAAGGCGTGAACTCCTGCTAGCGACACCATTGCTTTTCGGAATATATTATATGAATAAATATCTGACAAAAAACTTCACGGTCGATGAGTTCAAGTGCCGTGGAACAGGACGATGTGAGATGGATCCTGCGTTTCTTGAGAAGCTCCAGTTGATCCGTGAAGACTTTGGGATGCCACTCTATCCAAGTAGTGGATTCAGAGCGCCGGAGTATAATAATACAGTATCAAAAACCGGGTATCATGGACCACATACCACCGGGCATGCCGTTGATATTCTGATCTCAGGAAGTGAAGCAATCCGGTTGATGGAGATTGCACTCAGGCATGGAATTACCGGCATCGGTGTTAGTCAAAAAGGCCCGCATAGAAAGCGCTTTCTCCATTTTGACGACCTCACTGAGAACAGACCTTGGACGTGGAGTTATTGATGCCATTCAAATCAAGGAAACAACGCATTTATCTGGCAATCAATAAGCCCAAGATCTACAAGCGCTGGAAAGCAAAACATGGAACTAAGATACGGAAGAAGAAATGACCGGACTTGAAACACTAATCGCAAAAGAACTCGTGCAGTTTGCTGCAAAAGCAATCTGGGATCTTGTCAATTCAGATGATAATAATCTCAAAGCAGAGCAGGCGAAAGCACACGCCAGGGCAGGACTGAATGAGATCTCTGAAGACGCACGACGCGCCTTCCAGTTTCACCTGCCTGATCAGTTCAAGCTCTAACCCTCTCTGCGAGGATCCGTGCGACGGCCGTGCAGGAGAGTTGCTCTCCTACGCGGTTCCTGTAGCCCAGGCGGTGCAGTTCACGCGAGATCTGTGCATTGGGTATTCCACGTTTCTTCAGTTCAACTGCGTCGCTCAAAAGTCCCGGTTGGCGTTCTGTCAATCGCTTGGCACCCTCCACTTTCACACCTCCACTCCGAGTCCTACGAGGATTCCGATCTCCGTCTCGCATCAGGTCAAGTCCTCGCTTCATCCTCTCGACCAACCGGGACTTCTCTAACTCTGCGAACACTCCCTGAATTTGGATCATCGCCCGCGTCATCGGATCCTCCGAAATCGCCATTGTCACATCTTCTCCGGTGGAGACAGAGATCAGTGTGAGGTCAAGATCCAGCATTCGTTTGATGATTGCAAGCTGGACAGAGAGTTCCCGTGCTAGACGTGAGAGATCCTCGATGTAGACAACATCTCCAGGACATGCACCGGCAAGCATTGCATCGAGTGCAGGGCGACTCTCCAGGGATCCGCAGATGCCCTCCTCTCTCCAGATTGTCAACGATGTTAGTGGTTTACAGTAGCGCTGGATGGATTCTAACTGCCGGTCCAGACCTGTTTTGGAACACTGGGAGCGAGTGGAAACTCGGAGGTATGCGTGTTGTTTGGACGGCATTTTGCACTTCCTTTGTATGACCGTCCCTGGTCTGTTACCAAAAGATACAATTTTTATCTTTCACTATCTTTTTCCGAGGAATACGATAGTGGGAAGCAAAGCGTATCTGACGAGATTCAACACTAACACAAGGAGATGAGCAAT